TCAGGTGCGAATGATGACCTAGTGGATGCGACAACGCTTGCCTTGATGAGATTCAGGCAGGGCGGATTTATTAGGTTGCCGAGTGACGAAGAAGATGACATTCGTAGTTTTAAAAGGTACAATCAGAAACGTCTGTATGTTATTTAATAACGGAGATAATTATGTTATATCAATTTATAAGAGAGAAACTTAAGTGGTTAAGAAAAATCCACACCAAATACAATCTAATAATAAATGTAGTACTAGTAGTGCTAGTAATCATTTGTATACTATAGGAAAAAATTATGGCAGATGTTGATAAGGGTTTATACGAAGCTCCAAAAAGTATGGAAGAGTTGGCTCAAGACGAGCCTGATTTAGAGATTGAAATTGTAGACCCAGACGAAGTTAACATCAGTGTTGACGGTATGGAGATTAATATTGACCCAGACCGTATGGATGATGATGAGTTTAATCAAAACCTTGCTGAAGAAATTGATGATGATGACTTAGAAAAATTAGCAAGTGATTTAATTGATGATTACTCAGGTGATGTAAGTTCTCGTAAAGATTGGCTAGATACTTATGTAGACGGATTAGAACTTCTAGGTCTTAAGTTAGAAGATAGAAGTGAACCGTGGGAAGGAGCATGTAATGTCTACCATCCACTATTAACAGAAACCCTTGTCAAGTTTCAAGCAGAGACTATGACCGAAACATTTCCAGCAGCAGGTCCTGTAAAGACACAAATCATTGGTAAAGAAACTGAAGAGTGTAAAGATGCAGCGGCTCGTGTACAAGAAAACATGAACTATCAGTTGACTGAGAAGATGACAGTATATAGACCAGAGCATTATAGAATGTTATGGGGTTTAGGTCTTGCAGGTAACGCATTTAAAAAAGTTTACTATGACCCTAGTTTAGAACGTCAAGTATCTATGTATGTTCCAGCTGAAGATATCGTTGTACCATATGGTGCTTCGGATTTAGAAACAGCAGAACGTGTAACTCATGTAATGCGTAAAACACAAAATGATTTACGTAAGTTACAGGTTGGAGGATTCTATAGAGATATAGATTTAGGTGAGCCAACTTACGACCTAGATGATGTAGAGAAAAAGATAGCTGAGAAGATGGGGTTTAGTGCAACTACTGATAGTCGCTTTAAGATATTAGAGATGCATGTTGATTTAGATTTAGAGGGATATGAAGATAAAGACAAAGATGGTAAAGAGACAGGTATTGCTTTGCCATATGTGGTAACTATAGAGAAAAGCACAAACACAGTTTTATCTATTAGACGTAACTATAGTCAAGACGATAAGACTAAACAAAAACGTCAACACTTTGTGCACTATGGTTATGTCCCTGGTTTTGGTTTTTACCACTTTGGTTTAATACACTTAATAGGTGCGTTTGCTAAATCAGGTACTATGATATTAAGACAATTAGTTGATGCAGGTACACTATCTAACTTACCAGGCGGGTTTAAGTCTAGAGGACTTAGAATCAAAGGTGATGAAACACCAATATCCCCTGCTGAGTTTAGAGATGTAGATGTACCATCAGGTAGCATTAGAGATAATATATTACCACTCCCTTATAAAGAGCCAAGTCAAGTTTTAAATTCATTGATGAATCAAATTATTGATGAAGGTAGAAGGTTTGCTAGTGCAGCTGATTTAAAAGTTTCTGACATGTCAGCTAATGCTCCTGTAGGAACAACACTTGCTATCTTAGAAAGAACATTAAAAGTTATGTCTGCGGTGCAGAGCCGTATTCACTATGCTATGCGACAAGAGTTTAGACTACTCAAAGGTATTATTAGAGATTTTACTCCTGCTGATTATGCCTATACACCTGAGACAGGTTCAAGAATGGCTAAACAAAGTGACTACGATAAGGTAGAAGTTATACCTGTCAGTGACCCTAATGCTGCAACTATGTCACAAAAAGTAGTTCAGTACCAAGCAGTCATGCAGTTAGCACAACAGAATCCAGACATCTACGACATGATAGAACTTAACCGTCAGATGTTAGATGTGCTTGGTGTTAAGAATGCAGAAAAACTAATACCACAAAAAGATAATATGAAACCTATGGACCCTGTTACAGAGAACATGAATATTATTAACAGTAAACCTGTGAAAGCATTTATTTATCAAGACCATGAGGCACACATTAAAACTCACTTAGCATTTATTAACGACCCTAAAATTAGAGAACTTATAGGACAAAGTCCAAACGCTAATAAAGTATTTGCAGCGATGGAAGCACATATAGCAGAGCATATTGCCTTTGCATATAGAAACAAAATTGAAGAAGAGCTTGGAGCTCCTCTACCACCACCAGGTGAGCCGTTACCTGAAGATGTGGAAGTTGAACTATCTAGACTTGTTGCTAAATCAGCTGACCAATTACTACAGAAAAATACAGCTGAAGCTAAACAAGAGCAGATTGCTCAACAACAGCAAGACCCATTAATACAAATGCAACAACAAGAGCTTCAAATTAAACAAATGGAAGCTCAAGCAAAAGCTAAGAAAATGAATGATGACTCTGCTATAGACGCAGCAAGACTCCAGTTAGAGAAAGCAAAAATGGAGTCGCAAGAAAGAATCGCTGGTGCCAAGATTGGTGCTGACGCAGTCAACCAACAAAAAGAGTTGGATGCAAAAGAATTTATGGAAGGCACTAAGTTAGGTGCTGAAGCCGTAAAGCAACAGAAGGAACGTAATAAAACGCAAACTTAAAAACAGGAGAGAGCAATGGACGAGTTAAAAGTTCTCGCTAATCAATTAGGCGAGGAAGAGCAACGCATGAAAGACGATATGGCACAAGGTAGAGCCGAAGAATACGCACAATACATGCACGCATGTGGTGTTATCAGAGGCTTTCAAATAGCTCAAGGTCTTATAGCTTCTATAATGAGAAATATGGAGGAAGACGATGAGTGAAATACAAACCCCAACTAAAGAAATAGTATCTGCATCTGGTGCACCTATAAATCCACCAAAAGTAGATACACAAGAAACTAAACCCACTCAGTTACCTGATGTCCAAGGCTATCGTATATTATGTATGGTGCCACAGGTAGATGAAACATATGATAGTGGGATAATCAAATCAGATAAAACTAGAAATATTGAAGAACATTCAACAGTAGTTTTATTTGTAATGAAGTTAGGAGATATGTGTTACTTGGATAAAGACAGATTTCCTACAGGTCCTTGGTGTAAAGAAGGAGACTTTATTATAGCTAGGGCATATTCTGGAACTCGAATCAAAATACATGGACAAGAGTTTCGCATTATTAATGACGACACAGTAGAAGCTGTAGTGGATGACCCACGTGGCTACGAACGTGCATAACATGGAGAGCAAAGATGGCAAAGATAATCAATGAAATCCCTGATGAATTAGAGATGGAGGGAGAGGAAGTTGAGGTAAAGGCTAGCGAAGCTGAAAAGGTTGCTTCTGAGGAGAAGACAGGTGACGTTGAAGTTGCTGAAAAAGCTCCTAAAAAAGAAGCTGAGCCTGTACAAGAGGAGTTAGATTTTGATATTGAGATTGAAGATGACACTCCTAAAGCTGATAGAAACAGAGACCCTTTACCTGAGAATATTAAAGAAGAGCTTGAAGCTGATACTTTAGATGAATATTCAGATAGAGTAAAAAACAGAATGGCACAACTTAAAAAAGCATGGCATGACGAAAGGCGTGAGAAAGAAGCCTCTCAAAGACGTGAAAAAGAAGCTAGTAGAGTTGCAGCACTTTCTGTGGAAGAAAATCAAAAGCTTAGAGAAACTCTTTCAACAGGAGAAGAAGACTATCTTAAAACTCTTCAAGAGAAATATACAAGCGATTTAGCGATTGCTCAAAGAGAGTATAAAGAAGCTTATGATGCGGGTGATAGTGAAAAGTTAGTGGAAGCTCAAACTAAAATGAATGAAGCTCAATACAAACTGGGACAAGCTCAGGATAGAAAGCCTCAATTTACTAAAGAGACTTTACAAACTGAAGCAAATGCGGTATCTTCAGAACAAGAAACAGGTAGACCAACGGTTCCACAACCAGATGCAAAAGCTCTTGCTTGGCAAGAGAGAAACAAATGGTTTGGACAGGACGAAGAAATGACTTCATTGGCACTAGGACTGCATGAGAAATTAGTTAGAAATGGGGTGGACCCATCGTCTGACGAATATTACCGTAGTATTGATAGTACTATGCAAAAACGATTCCCAGAAAATTTTGGGACTGATACGTTGGAAGAGGCTAAACCTGCCCAACGCAAACCTTCAACTGTAGTTGCTCCAGCAACAAGGTCAACTGGCCCTAAAAAGGTTAGATTGACTAAAACACAGTTAGCTTTAGCAAAGAAATTCAAGCTAACACCAGAGCAATATGCACGCGAACTAATTAAAACGGAGAGTACAAATGGATAACAAAGCTAAAAGTCGTACAAGTAGAGAAGCAGTAACTCGTGAAGATACTGATGTTCGAAACAAAGTATGGGAACCTCGTTCAACATTACCAGAAATCAAGCATGAAGCTGGATGGGCGTATCGTTGGGTCCGAGTATCATTATTGAATGATGCTGATAATCTAAATGTATCCTCACGTATGCGTGAAGGCTGGGAGCCTGTGAAACATTCAGACCACCCAGAAGTAAATTTACCAGCAGACCCTAACTCAAGATTCAAGGACGGTATAGAGGTTGGTGGACTGCTATTATGTAAAATGCCACAGGAAATGGTAGACCAGAGAAATGAATACTACAGGGATAAAGCCAGAGCTCAAGAACAGGCTGTAGATAACAACCTAATGAGACAGAATGACCCTAGAATGCCGTTATTCTCTGATAAAAAATCTACTACTTCTAAAGGTAAAAGATAATTTTTTTAAGGAGATATTATTATGGCATCAACAGCCGCACCTTACGGTCTAAAACCCGTAAATTTGATTGGTGGACAGCCTTATGCTGGTTCTACTCGTCAAATTAAAATAGCGTCTGGGTATGACACAAACATCTTCAACGGAAGCGTTGTATCCATCGTTACAGCAGGAACACTTGAGATAGTAACCACTATTGGTTCTAACTCTTCAGTTTTCCCTGCAGGAACAGTAGGAGTATTCGTTGGATGTTCTTATACAGACCCAAACTCAAAACAAAAGGTTTTCGCTCAATATTGGCCAGCAAGCACAGTAGCATCTGATGCTGTCGGCTATGTTGTCGATGACCCTGATGTAGTATTTCAAATACAAGCTGATGCATCTATTGCCCAAGCTGGTCTTGGTGCAAACGCTCCATTAGCTGCAGTGCAATCTACATCAACTGGTTCAACTGTGACAGGTAACTCTACAACTGCATTAGATGCAACAGTAGCGACTACTACACAGGCTTTCAGAATTGTTGATTTTGTTGACTCACCAAACTCACAAGTAGGCGATGCGTTTACTGACGTGTTAGTGAAGTTCAATATTGCTCAGCATTCTTACACTAACGCAACAGGTATATAAAGGAGAATAAACAATGGCAATTTCAAGAGCTCAGTTATTAAAAGAGTTGCTCCCAGGCCTTAATGCTTTATTCGGAATGGAATACAGTCGTTATGGAGAAGAGCACACAGAAATCTACGAGTCTGAAACATCAGAACGTAGTTTCGAAGAAGAAACAAAACTATCTGGCTTTGGTCAGGCTCCCGTTAAAGACGAGGGTGCTGCTATCGCTTACGACAATGCTCAAGAAGCGTTCACAGCTAGATACAATCACGAAACCATAGCTTTAGGTTTCTCACTAACAGAAGAAGCTGTAGAGGATAACCTTTACGATACTTTATCTGCGAGATACACAAAAGCTTTAGCACGTTCAATGGCTAACACAAAACAAGTGAAAGCTGCGAACATTCTAAACAATGGTTTCTCTGATGCAAACGGTGGTGATGGCAAAACATTATTTGCTACAGACCATCCATTAGTATCAGGTGGTACAAACAGTAATACTCAATCAACAGCTGCTGACTTAAACGAGTCATCATTAGAAAATGCGGTTATTCAAATAGCTGCATGGACAGATGAAAGAGGTTTATTGATTGCTGCTAAGCCACGTAAACTAATTATCCCACCAGCGTTACAATTCGTTGCAACAAGATTATTAGAGACTGACCAAAGAGTTGGTACAGCTGATAATGACCTTAACGCATTGAAAAACAATGGTGCAATTCCTGAAGGATATGCAATTAACCACTATCTAACAGATACTGATGCATACTTCTTAACAACAGATGTACCAAATGGTATGAAATACTTTGTAAGAACACCATTAACTACATCTATGGACGGTGACTTCGACACAGGTAATGTAAGATACAAAGCCCGTGAAAGATATTCATTCGGTTTCTCCGACCCATTAGGAATGTGGGGTTCACAAGGTGCTTAATAAGCACACTTGAGAGTGTTCAGTTTTTCATAGTTCTGAACACTACTTTGGAAACCCAGCTAATCTCTCGCTGGGTTTTCTTTTTTCTTTTATTTATTCTCAAAATAGGTATAATTTACTTATCGGGAAACATAGAACTTATCTAACTGCCCCCGAACAGACGCATACACGATAGGTAAGTTTTAACTTTGTATGGAGATATAAGATGGCTACATCAACTTTTTCGGGTCCAGTAGTATCCAAAAATGGATTTATTAACACAGGACCAGGTAATGTCATAGACGCTGACTCAAGCGTAGCTTTAACAGTCGCTACACATGCAGGCAAAATCGTACATAACGATGCTGCTGGAGCAGTAACTTACACATTACCAGCACTAAATGCAACAGCAGACGGAGCAAGTTCAGGACCAAGTTCTGATATTGACAATCTAAATAACATTGGTGCTACATTCACAATAGTAAACTCAATAACAAAAACTGGAGATTTAGTGGTTCAAGTTGCAAACGCAAATGACGTTATGACTGGTTCAGCGACAATCGTTGACACAGATACAGATGATAACATGGAAGGATTTGTAACAGCAGCTGCATCAGATACTATTACATTAAATGGAAGCACAACAGGTGGTGTAACACACGCTACAATCACATGTACAGCTATCAGTTCAACTAAATGGAGTGTTTCAGTTATCACAGGTGGTACTGGAAACTTAGCTACACCTTTTAGTGCAGCAGTTAGTTAATAGGAGAATAATATGAGCAGTAATGGAGATATATGGGCAGTAACCCCTTCCACAAGTGCTACATACTATAGAGCAGCAGCATCCATATCGGGTGCTGGGGCTCTGACCTTACTTACCGATGACGCAGGCCCTAACGGGGTTGGTTATAAAGTTAGATTTACTTCAGCAGCAGACGACAGTGGAATTACATTTACTATCGTTGGTATTACTGTAGCTGATGCTATAACAGGAAAAGCAACTACAGAAGTCGTCACAGGTGCCGATTCTAGTACAGCTGATTCTAGTAATTTTTTTGCTAAGATTACAAGTATTACAGCTTCAGGTGCTTCAGCAGGTAATGTAAGCATAGGAACTACTGGGTCAATAGCTTTACCTAGAACTCGATTAAAAGGGTTCTATTATTTAGCTAGTGGTTCAGCAGGTAGCGTTAAAATGAACTTGAATAGCAGTTCAGGTACAGAGTTATTAAATATAGCAACACCAGCAAGTGCAACTGGAACACAAGATATGTTCCTTCCTGGTATGGGTATATTAACAACTTCAAATGGTAGTAGTCTTTCAGACTTTGCTGTAATCACTATTACTAATGTTACCAACACTGTTTTATTCTGTGGATAGACATGGCAACTACTAGAAAAAAAGGGATGGGTATTAAAACTTCAGTTAAGTCTGGTAATTTTAGAAAGACTAAAGCTGGAGCAGGAATGACTAAGAAAGGTGTAGCAGCCTATCGTAGAGCCAACCCTGGTAGTAAATTAAAAACAGCAGTAACTGGAAAGGTTAAAAAAGGTTCTAAAGCTGCTAAGAGACGTAAATCATTCTGTGCACGTAGTGCAGGACAAATGAAGAAGTTTCCTAAAGCA